GTCCAGGTTCTGCGGACAACGATGTTAACGCAATGCGTAACATGGGTATGCTCCCGCAGGGTTATACCGTTAACCATTATCTTACGGACACGGATGCCTGGTTTATCAAGACCGATGCTCCCCGCGGCTTCGTTCATTTTGAACGTATGCCTATGTCCACTAAGATGGAAGGTGACTTTGACACCGGCAATGTGCGGTTCAAGGCCCGTGAGCGTTACAGCTACGGGTACTCAGATCCACGTTGCGTGTTTGGTTCACCTGGTGCGTAAAGCGTAACGGGGAGAGGGAAACCTCTCCCCACACTTTTCTGGGAATCATAGCCCTAGCGACTGTCCCAGCAGACGCTTGCGAAGACTCTAGGGCATATCTCTCGTAAGGAGGATAGCCAAATGGCTAACACGACTTTTAATGGTCCCGTTCGTTCAGAAAAGGGCTTTGAACAGATTTCCATAGCCGCTGCTACGGGCGTGGTCACAACCAATTTAGATGTAGATACCAGCGGTAATTTGGTTACTACGGGCTATGTCTCCGCATATGATAATGTAGTTTCGATCACAGCCGCTACTTACAGTGTTGAATCAACCCAGTCCGGCGCAGTTTTTGCCCTTAACCGCGCAGCAGGTATCGTTGTTACGTTACCAACAGCGGTGGCAGGACTCCACTACACTTTCATTGTAGGAACTACCTTTACAGGTGCGGGGCAGATCAATACGGACAATGCCAGTGATCTTTATTCTGGGTTTGCCCAACTTTTTGATCCGGCAACGGCCGGAGATACCAACACTTTCATTCCTGATGCGAGTAACGATGATACCATTGACCTTGGTACAGCAGCACAGGGTTGGCTGGTTGGTGGGATTATTCGTCTTAAAGCAACCACGGCTGCTGTATGGCACTGCGAAGCCTTCCTCCACGGTGACGGCACTTTAGCCACACCGTTTGAATAATTAATGTTGGGGGGCATCCCCCCCAACCTTCTAAAGGAGGGCTAAATGGCGGATGCTGTAACGGCTACCACAGTCGAAGACGGCCCAAAGAAGGCCGTTATTTACTGCACAAACACAAGCGATGGGTCTGGCGAAGCTGCCGTTACCAAGGTGGATGTGTCTGCCCTTTCGTCTTTGCAGGACGGGACAGCTTGCACGGGTGTTCGTATCGAGAAAATTACGTTCACCAATGTCGGCATGGGCGTCAAAATTCTCTGGGACGCATCCACTGATGTTATCGCAGCGGAACTTCCGGCGGACTATTCAGATACCTTGGACTATTCAGATATGAGCGGTCTTCCCAATGTTGCGGCCTCTGGCGGTAATACGGGAGACATCCAGCTCACAACTGTGGGACATGGCAGTGGGGATACTTACTCAATAGTCCTTCACTGTTTAAAGCAGTATTAAGATGGCCGGAGATCTTCAAAGAAAGAACGAAGTTGACCTGATTAAGATCCAGGGGGAAATCAGGCTTCTTTCTGAGAGGATCGACGTTATAAAAAATAATGATCTGCGCCATCTTCAGAAATCCGTGGATTTCATAACAAAAATCTTGTGGGGGGTAGGCATACTGGTAATAGGACAGGCGGCTATCGCTATAAGATTGTCCATCTCTGGATAGGAATTAAAAATGGCAACTTCTGGGTCGGTTGATTTTACCTTAGATATGGTCGAGATAGCAGAAGAGGCCTTTGAGCGGTGTGGCCTAGAGCTTAGAACAGGATACGATTCTAAAACGGCTCGGAGATCGTTAAATCTTCTGTTTGCCGATTGGGCCAATAGAGGACTGAATTTGTGGACGGTTGACCAAGTCACCCAGACCGTAGCGCAGCTCTCAACGTCTTCTGCCATCGCGATCTATCCTTTGGGCACCATCACGGCAACGGTGGGGGCATCCACCGGGCTTAGTATTGGAGAAACCATAACTGGCGGGACAAGCGCGGTAACCGCTTCTATCCTTACCAAGCCTAGTTCTACCACGGTAACGGTAACGGTCCCCTCCGGGACTTTCACGTCTGGCGAAACGATAACAGGTGGTTCGAGCAGCGCCAGCACTACGATATCAGCCAGCCCGAGTTTGGCTGATGTTCAAGCATCCGGGGATGTTCTTGAGGCGGTTATACGTAGAAGTAGCGAAGATCTGTCGATCACCAGGATTAGCCGGCAGGATTATTTGAGTATCACGAAGAAGACCACCCAAGGTCGCCCTACTGAGTTCTATGTTGACCGCCAGATCACTCCAACGATCACCATCTGGCCGGCGCCCGAGAATTCAACTGACCAGATCATATATTACAGGGTCAAGAAGATTCAAGATGCTGATTCTGCCGTCAACACTCCCGATATCCCCTTTCGCTTTCTACCGTGCTTAGTATCCGGCCTGGCCTACCAAATTGCTGTTAAAAGATCACCTGACCGGATCGCTATGCTTAAAACAATCTATGAAGAAGAGTTCCAAAGGGCGGCCGCTGAAGATATAGAGCATGGCATTCCTTTACTGCTCGTCCCTTCTTATCAGTCTATGAGGGTCTGATATGCCGAGGTACGCTTCCGGGAAGCATTCGTTAGGGATATCAGATAGGTCCGGAAGGGCCTATCTCTTGCGCGAAATGGCCTTGGAGTGGAATGGCCTTCTGGTCGGCCGTGATGAGTTTGAATCTAAGCAGCCACAGCTCACCCCCAAGCGTCATTCGGCCGACCCCCAAGCGTTGCGAATAAGTCGTCCAGACAGAACAGAACCATCCGTAGAGGTCTTATTGCCCTTCAACCCGTTCACCTCCGGGAGTTCCGGGTCTTCTGATATAACGGTAAGAGAACCTGGAAATGGTAGGGACACAGGGGACACAGTCCGGTTTCGCTCTTGCGAGGCCTTTGATGGCTTCACAGAAGCTGCGCTAGAGTCCTCCAGCGGTTACTCCATAACCGTGGTAGATACGGATACTTATACCTTCTCGGTGAGCGGTGAGACGGCTTCCACGGGTTCTGTCCGAGGGGGCGGCGGGACGGCTTCCGCGGGCCCTGTAACGGTGAGTGCATAAAATGGCTTTTACTTTCACGACCCTGAAGACGGCTATACAGGACTACACCGACAACGCGGAGAGTACCTTTGTTGGGCAATTAAGCCGGTTCATAATCAATGCGGAAGAACGCATCCTAAAGGAGTGCCAGCTTAGTGATTTCCGGAAGAATGTCTCCGGAACCGTTACCCAATCCTCCAAGTTCCTCGCAAAGCCCGCCGACTTCTTGGCCCCCTTTTCTTTGAGTATTGTAAGTAGTTCGAGCAACGTGTTTCTGGAGTACAAGCACGTAACTTTTCTTCAAGACTATACCCCGGACCCCTCCTCAACGGGGGAGCCTAAGTATTACGCGGATTGGAATGTAGATAGCTTTGTGGTGGCCCCAACCCCGGACGGGGCATATGGTGCAGAGCTTCACTATTTTTACCGCCCTCAATCCATAACGGCTTCCGGAGACGGGACAAGCTGGCTTGGGACTAATGCGGAGCTCTGCTTGTTATATGGAAGTCTTGTGGAGGCCTATACATTTATGAAAGGCGAGCAGGATCTGCTGCAATTGTACAACGGCCGGTTTACCGAGTCCTTGCAGTGGCTGAAAACCCTTGGAGAATCTGATTCGACGCACGATGAGTACCGATACGACAGCCTGAGAAGTCCGCCACAATGAAGAAAAACTCCCAGCTCAAAGGCGCGAGAATTGCTCTGGTGGGCCTTGGCGGCACACAAGGAACTTTTACCTCTTCTGTTGCTAACGGGGAAAGCTTTGATGAGGTCTGGGCAATCAATTCGATGATGGCTCCGATCAAGCATGATCGTGGGTTTATGATGGATCCTGCGTCTAGGTTCTTAGACACCGAAGACGCGGGGTCCCAGACGGTGGCGATGCGGCGTATTTTAGTGTCACATCCGGGGCCGATTTATACCTGTGCGCTGGATAGCCGTGTTCCGGGCGCGGTTCTATATCCGCTTGAGGATGTCGTTAAGGATGCCGGGCTATGCTATTTCAACAACACAGTTCCTTACGCGATAGCTTTCGCGATCTATCACGGTGTCTCTAATCTTTCTCTCTATGGGATCGACTACTCATATAAGTCCAACCTTGTAATGGCGGAGGCCGGACGGGCCTGCGCGGAGTTCTGGATTTCCGCGGGCATTGCGCGGGGGATGAAGATCGAGGTGGCCCATGATTCCACCCTTTTGGACACTAATGTACCCGAAGAAGAGCGGCTTTACGGATACCATCGGCTGGAGGATCCGTTTGTGGTCTCTTTCGCTGACCAGGAACTTGTGGTTACGAGAAAGTCAGCGGTCCCCCCACCGGAACCTTTGGACAGTTCTCCCATACTGTATGGGAGGCATGATAAGGTCGTTTCCATAAGAGAGCCTTCCCGTGTTTGATCTAGAGGTAGAGGCGGTCGTGGGCCTCGTTGATGTGACCGCCACGAGCAACCGAGGACTTTCCATTGAGGAAGTTGCGGATATGGCTGTCAATAAGATACTGTATGTAGCTGAAGATGCCCCCCCACCTCTTCGTGACCAAGCCCTAGACTTTAAAGATGTTGTTCGCCGCGTTATAGTTGGCTATCTAAGGATTGCCGTGGATCAGGATAGGGCCACAGTTTGTGCTAAACTAAGAAGTGCTGGGTATCCTGAACTGGCCGATAATTTGAGGAGCCTTTGAAATGGCAATTACAACTGCGATGTGTACTTCCTTTAAGAAGGAGCTTCTTGAGGCTGTCCATAACTTCCTGCTCTCCGGAGGAGATACGTTCAAGTTGTCTCTGTACGCCATCAGCAGCGGCGGTAAGTCCTCCACTACGGCCACCTTGGGGGCGGCCACCACTGCCTTTACCACGACCGGTGAAGTGGCCTCCAGTGGGAGCTATGTCACTGGGGGAGCTAGTTTAACAAGGATTGATCCGGCCAGCAGTGGGACAACGGGGTACACGGATTTTGCGGATTTAAGCTTTACGACCGCGACCATCACGGCCCGCGGGGCGCTGATATACAATAGTAGCGACTCAAACAAGGCGGTTTGTGCGCTGGATTTTGGCGGGAACAAGACGAGCACGGCGGGTACTTTCCAGGTTGCTTTCCCGGCGGCGGCGGCTAGTACCGCGATTATCCGGATTGCGTAGGAAATAATGCCGTGGCAAACATCAATGGCTGGGGCCGCGGTACTTGGGGCGAGGGAACATGGGGTTCTCCTCTCGCCGTTGATGTCACGGGTGTTGCCGGCACAGGCGCGGTTGGCACTGTTGTTGTCACACCAAGTATTACGGCTGCCGTTACGGGTGTTACGGCGACTGGCGGCGTTGGTTCAGTTACGGTTACGGGAACCGGGGTCGTTACCCTGTCTGGGGTCGCGGGAACGGGCGCTCTTGGCTCAGTTACGATCACGGGTACTAGCACCCTTACCGTTGACGGTGTCACGGCGACGGGTTCCCTTGGCACTGTTGCAATTGGTGAAGGGACCACGGCCTACCCCACAGGGGTGTCTGGGACAGGTGCGATCGGTGAAGAGAATGTTTGGGGCCTTATTGATGACTCTCAGACTCCCAGCTGGTCTGCGGTTGATGACTCTCAGACTCCCAGCTGGTCTGCGGTTGATGACTCTCAAACTCCAGATTGGACAGACATAGCAGCATAGGAAAAGATCATGGCTTCTTCATATACAACTAGCTTCGGCATTGAAAAGATCGCGACTGGCGAGCAGGCCGGTTCGTGGGGCACCACTACGAACCATAATGCCGATATCCTGGACAGAATTGCTGCCTATACCGCCGTGGCGTTGTCCGGGACAACCCATACTCTCACGGTTCGAGAAGCGTCTCCAGGGTCCGGGACCGAGAACCTTCAAGACGGTATGTATCGTGTAATTAAGTTCACGGGCGCTCTTGGCGCCAATAATACGGTTACGATAGCCCCCAACACGAGCAAAGCTTGGTTTATTGTTGAGAATGCGACCACGGACTCAGGCTCAAGCGGCCCTTACTCGGTAATCCTGACCCAGGGCTCCGGGGCAAACATCACTGTCCAAAACGGCAAGAATGCAATTGTTTACTGCGACGGGGCGGGGTCCGGCGCGGTAGTTTATAATGCGCTGGCGGACATTCAGGTGGGGACCCTGGAGGTTACGGGGGTAGCGGCTATTGATGGCGTTACAACCCACGGGGACGATGTCGTCAGCGACACTGACAGCACAGACGATCTCGGCACGACCAGCGTCCGGTGGGCCAATCTTTTCGTAGACGGAATCACTGCCACTGACCAGATAACAGCTACCGGGTTTACAGGGACGTTGGACGGAATACTTGGTTCTGGCGCTGCCGCTGCCGCTACTGTGACAACGCTTACCACCAGCGGCATCGCCTCGATAGACGATACGACGGATACGACATCCGGTACGACTGGCTCCATTCATACGGACGGCGGGGTTGGAGTAGCAAAGAATCTGTTTGTTGCAACGAATGCAACGGTGTCCGGCACCACTCTTATGACGGGTGTTGCCACACATGGCGACGATGTAGTCAGTGACACTGACAGCACAGACGATCTTGGCACCACAGGCGTCCGATGGGCCAATCTGTTTGTCGATGCGATTACTGCAACTGACCAGATCACAGCTACCGGTTTCACAGGCACCTTAGACGGCATACTCGGTTCCGGCACGGCGGCGGCTGCTTCGGTGACAACGCTCAACTTGAACAACTCGCTCCAATTTTCTGGCTCGGGAGCAACATCCCGCTTTATAAACGATGGCGACGTTAATATAATCAAGATGGGAGGCGACCACGCCACTCAGCCCATATATCTGGACATGGTGGGCGAGGATGATGGGGATAACGAGACGATCTACGGGTCAATGCGGACAGTCATTACCGCAGACGCCGACGGGTCTGAGGTGGGGTATCTTCAGTTCGCCATCATGGGGGGCAATTCGGCGGGTGCGCTGACGAGCGATGTCCTCAAAATTGGCAATGGTTGCGTGTTCGGTGGCCCCACTGGCGGGGAAAAGGGCTACGGCACCTTGAACTGCACCGGGGCGTATGACGACAACTCACTTCTATCGTGTTTCCCCTTCGACCAAGAACTCGACGGCACCATTGATAATGCCAAGTGGGATGCCAAAGTTCCAGATCGGACTACAGCGGAAGCTACTGACAAAGACGGGAACGTCATTGCGGCAGCAATAATTGAACGCACTCATGAGGGGATGCGTAAATTTAAGGCGCGTATCGGTACGGCTTATGATCCCTTAGACATCGATAAATATGCAGCCCACTGGAAAGCCAAGCGCCACCTGACATCAATGCCTAACGAAAAAAAGTATGACTCGGTCGATGGGACGTTAACTACCGGCGAATGGATTCAGCGACTTCTCGAAACTGTAGAAATTCAGGCCATCCACATTGAAGGACTGAACCAGCGCCTCAAAGCATTGGAAGCGTAGAATTATGCAGAAGGGGGATAGTTGCTTGAGGAGATGAGATGCCTCTTACTAAGGTTCAGTTCCGGCCCGGAGTCAACCGCGAAAGCACCTCTTTCGCGGATCAACAAAGCTGGTTCGATTCTGATTTAATCCGTTTCCGGAAGGGCCGCCCCGAGAAGATAGGGGGTTGGACAAAGGTCAGTGGCTCGTCCGTCACTGGAACGGTGCGGTCGCTCAAGACCTGGGTCACCCTCAATGCACTGAAACTCATGGGCGTGGGGACAACCGCTAAGTTTTATATAGAATCAGGCACGACTTATAACGACATAACCCCCATTCGCAGCACCGCTACCTTGGGAACCGATCCGTTTACCACGGGAAGCGCCGGTTCGGGAGAGATTACGGTGGTTGCGGCGGCCCACGGCGCTGCCCAGGGGGACTATGTCACTTTTAGTGGCGCGACCGCGGTCGATGGCCTGACAATTGCTGATCTTAACAAAGAGCAGCTCATAACTGATGTTGTGTCCGCCAACAGTTACAAGCTGGACACGGGCGGCAGCGCGTCTTCTGGCACCACGGCGGGCGGCGGCTCCGCAGTGATTGCGAACTACCAGATTTATGTTGGTGCCGAAGCCACCACGCTAGGCCCTGGTTGGGGCGCCGGCTACTTTGGTGGCGAGACCCTTACTTACTCCCAGACCACTCTTGACGGGGCCATAAACGCCAGCGTGACCTCGATAGACCTTACGTCTGCTTCTGATTTTGAAACAGATTCCACTACAACGAGTGCCGCTGTAACTATCGTGGATACAACGATTAGCTTGGCCGATTCTTCGGGGATGCCCTCCAAAGGCACGATTAAAATAGACAGCGAGAACATTGCGTATGAGACCAATTCAGGAACCGTTCTTGGTGATATTACAAGAGGTGCTGATGGAACCACTACGGCAACCCACTCCAGCGGTGCCACGGCTACTTTTGTTGGTCTGATACTGGTTGAAGACGAGTTGATCCAGTACACGGGAAAATCCAGCAACGATCTGGATGCTGGTGTTGTTCGCGGCGTAAGAGGAACAACGGCGGCTGCCCATTCTGACGATGTCATAGTCAAGGAAGCCAATGGCTTTTATGGCTGGGGAGAGGCCGTAACGCCGTTTGTTTCCGGTGAAACGCGGCTGTGGTCACAGGATAACTGGGGCGAAGACCTGTTGATGAATGTCCGTGATGACAACGTGTATTACTGGGACGCAACACTGGGCCTGTCTACACGGGCCACGGCACTGAGCAGCCAGTCCGGGGCTTCTGGTGCGCCTACGATAGCCCGCCAAGTGATTACTTCGGATACAGACCGGCATGTAATTTGTCTAGGGGCGAACACGATCAGTACCACAGTGCAGGATCTTCTGCTTGTACGCTGGTCAGACCAGGAAAGCGCAGTGGACTGGACACCCACGGCAACTAATACGGCCGGTTCTCAGCGTCTTTCCTCCGGGTCCGAAATCATTACGGCGATTGAGACACGCCAGGAACTTCTTATATGGACGGACGCCTCTCTTTACAGCATGAGGTATGTGGGACCTCCCTTCACTTTCTCGTTCAATCTTTTGGCAAGCAATGCTTCCATAATCGCCCCCAACGCCGCGGTTTCTGTTGGGGACCGTGTCTTCTGGATGGATACCGAGAACTTCTTCATGTACGCGGGGCAGATACAGGCCATTCCCTGCACCGTTCTCCGCTACATTTTTGACGATTTAAATTCTGAACAGAGTCTGAAGTTTTTCGCTGCATCCAACAGGATGTTTGATGAAGTTTTCTGGTTTTATTGCTCTTCCGACAGTGACGATATTGATCGTTACGCAAAATTCAACTACGCAGACAACACCTGGGACATAGGGGCCTTATCCCGGACTGCTTGGGTTGACTTTGGTCTCCACGACAAACCACGAGGCGCGGGGGCCGCGGATAGCGTTAACTACATATATTCCCACGAATCAGGGACCACGGCGGATGGTTCCGCCATGTCGCCCTTCATCGAGTCTTCGGTCTTTTCCCTTGGTGATGGAGCACAGTTCTCCTCGATAAGCCAGATTATCCCGGATATAGACATAACAAGCGCCTCCGGTTCGTCCGTTAATTATGTGATCAAGACCCGGAGCTACCCCGGTGAGAGCCTTGCGACCAGCTCCACCAGCGCCGTGACAAGCACCACCACGAAGTCAGATGTCCGGTCGAGGTCCCGTTCCGCGGTTCTACGGGTCGAGAGCAGCGCGACTGACATACAGTGGACCTTGGGCGATGTTCGTCTTGAGATCCGCCCGGATGGGAGGCGCTAGTGGCTAGATTACTTGAGACTGCCCTGCCCCTTGTCCCCCAAGAATACGACTTTGGGACCATGGTACGCCTTGTCAGCACTCTTGAGGACGCCCTGACCAGGACCGAAATACCTGCGGTTATTAGCGGGGAAGATGACACTAACGGTATGAACTGGTTTATGGGCTAATGGCCTCGGCATACAAAAACATAGCAAAGCTGGTGGGGGCAACGGGAGACGTTACGATCTATACGTGCCCGGACGCGACTGAGGCCATCATTAAGAACGTCCAAATGTACAATAGCCATACCGGGTCCATTGTAGTATATTCGAGAATAACCGACAGTTCCGCCTCGGTTACGGTAACTTTGCAGAAGATCACGTTGGCTACGTTAGCCTCGACCGCAGAGTCCGCAGACACGTCCCTGACCGGTCCCCTTGTCTTGGAATCCGGTGACACGCTGGTATTAAACTGCGCCACCGCCTCAAAAATATACGCATTTGCCAGCGTTCTGGAGATCTCGTGATGGCCATAGCTACTTCCCCTAAATTTCATGGTGACCCCAGCATTAAGGCGCTGGCCTCTGGGTTAGGGACGCTCGGTCGTTACGGCGACAGCTACATGGTCCACGCAGCAGAGGGCGAGACCTTTGTACCGAAAGAAATCTTTGAGGCCAATCCACAGCTAAAGAACGACCTGCTCCAACAGATGGCGATGATGGGGATTAGGGATCCCGATCGTTTTGTCGTAGGCAACGCCATGAACTCCATTAACCCCATCACGGGTCAGCCGGAGTTTTTCTTCAAGAGCATTTTCAAGGCAATTAAGAAAGTAGTTAAGAAAATTGCGCCGGTTGTTGTGCCGCTGGTTGCGAATTGGCTCGCTCCGGGTATTGGCGGCATCCTAGCTTCTGGGTTAATGACCAAGGTTCAGGGCGGATCTAGCGCCGGCATGGCGTGGGCAGGCCAAGGTATAATGGGAGGCATAAAAGGCGCCATGCGACCCGGAGCGGCTGGCGGGTGGTCTGGCTTTGGAACTGGCCTAGAACAAGGCTTCATGTCGCCACTCCACGCAGTATCAGGCTTGGTCACCGACTTCAGTGGTCCGTTAAATCCCTTTAATCAGGGTGCTTTTGGGTCTGCGGGCATAGGTAATCTGCCTGGTGCGAGCTGGCAGGATAAATACTTACCGCAGTATAGTACTAAAGCCTCATTCGCGGCGACCCCTGGCGCGGGTCCAATTTCTTCTATAGACCTTGGCTATGGTCAAGGCCAAAACAAGGTTATAACGACTTCCGGTGGTGAGCAGCTGGTTGTACCAACAGAGGCCGATCAGGCTCTGTGGAGAGCTGCCGAGCCAACCGAGGGCCCGCTGCTGAATCAACCTCTAAACAAATTAGGCATTAAGAATCTTCAAGATCTTCGCGCAGAAGGCCAAATCGGATTTGAGAAGTTCCACCCTGTTACTGGTGAGTCTCTTCCGGCCTCCGATTACCTTCCTGGCGAAGGATTCATGAGAGACGGGCAGCAGTATGTGGTCGAGGA